GTGAGTTGTCGTTTTCTTGCTCTTGCTTTGCCTGTTCTTCTGCCATGATGAGTTCACGCTAGAGGTCGGATGGTGGTTGAAATCTGGGCTGCTGTTGCTGGTGCGTCAATAGGCGTGGCTGCCTCTGGTATCAAAGGTGTCAACCGTGAGACACAGCATGGAAGGGATTCGTTGGTGCGTCTAACTTCAGCTGTCGATAATTTAGCGTCACGAATGGATGTTCTCCACGCTGATCTGAGGGTTCGGGATCAGGAGCTATTCGCTCGAATCTCAGACCTGGAGCAGAATGTTGCACGACTGGAAGGCCACGCAAATCGGACTTAGACTTCCGGCACACACAGTGCTGTCATGGTTTTACTTCTAAAGCCAATCCTGTTTAGCTTCATCAAATCAAAGGCTGTAAAGCAACTGCTACTCGACTGTTTGATCAAGATCAGCGAGCAGACAGACAACCAATTGGACGATGTGGCTTGCAAGTATGTTCAGGATCTACTGTTCCCTGGAGATCGCGTTGAGAAGTAAATGTGGGTTTGGGTCGTAGTTGTGGCTTTATTATCCTTGCTTCCTTTCTTTCAGTTTTTTAAGAAAGGTGATCCCCATCAGTTAGCTGCAATTGCGGAGCTAGAGAAGTCGATCGATCAAGATTTGCTTGACGATGAGGCTGAGTGGTTTGAGACGTGGAAGGCTAGTGGCATCCATCAAGAGGTTTACGGCGTCCCGTATTACAACCAAATGGATAGCCTTACCGGCTATGGCTACCGGGAATGCTTTGACGCAGCAGCTGCAATGGTTGTGGCGTTCCACCATGGCGTAAAAAGCCAAGACGCTTATCGGCATGTACGCCGAAAGTTTGGTGATACGACAGCAGTTCATGCTCAGGTGTCTGCGTTGAGATCACTTGGCTTAGACGCTGAGTTTCGCAGGGATGCCAGGGTTGAGGATATTGAGATTGAGATTGACGCTGGCCGTCCTTTGCTTGTGGGCTGGCTGCATAAAGGTGATCTGACTAAAGGCAATCCAGCAGTGTGCGATAGCGAAGGCTGTGGGCATTGGAGCGTAATCATTGGCTACGACAAAGATGATTTCATTGCCATGGATCCAATGGGCAAACCAGATATGGATCATGGCGGCCATGACACCACCAAATCTGGCGAGTTGATCAGGATGTCTCGGCCTGCCTTCTATCAGCGTTGGTCTATTGAAGGAGAAGCAAGCGGCTGGGCTGTATTTGTTGATCGATGAACTGGGGATATATCAGTGCGTTCTGGACCACAGTCGTGATGAATTGTGTCCAACCTGTGAATTGGCAAGCTTGCTTGCCAGTGCAGGACTGGTTATTCCCAGCTATAGGTGATTACATACGGTTCAAGACGGAGGAACCTTATGCTTCCGAAAAACGAGTCCTACGATCCATCAATGCAATGGATGGTCGTTGAGCAAAGTCTTGAAGAGGAGTTAACGCTCGAACGGAGTATTAGAGAGATTGAGGACTGCGAGAACATAGATGTGCTGTCACAGCTTTGTGTTGCTATGGCGCGTCAACAGTGGCACCAGGGCAAGTTGCTTAGGCAAGCTGTTGGACACATCGCTGGGTTAGAGCAGGTTTAGGGCTCTTCCTTGAGACCAGCACGTTCACGTCGTTTAGCAGCACGTCCAGCAATTCTTGCTTCTACGGAGTTTTGCCACTCCTGCTTGTCTTGGATTAGGGCTTGCTCGTAGGTATCAAGAGTATTTTCGCTTGCAACATGGTCGTAGACAATTTCACGCATTAAGGATGAAGGTTTAACTCCCTTTTCTTTCGCTTCAAGCAAGAACAACGCACCACGATTGGGGTCTAGTAGCACTTGAATGTAAACACGTTTGCCGTGATTGCTTGCCATCAAACGGCACAATACTAGAGTAATGTTACCATGTTACTGAGTTGTCAACCTTCTTTTCCCAGGCGTTGGCCTGTGCTTTTCGAGCGGAAGATCGTTGACGGCTTGAGCCTGCTCTAATCTTTTTGGCTCCTTCTAGGAGCATTGCAGCTCGTTGGATGTCAGCAGTCGCGGCTGATCTAACTGCTGCATATAGACGATCCAGCATCAGTTGACGCCCTGATTTTGGTAGAGGCATCAGCCATCGCTCCAGCAAGCGTTTGATGGAACGTTATCTCATTATTCTCGGTTAGCACAATCCATGTGCTGTCATTGCGAAAGATTTTAAGTTTCAAGCTTGTTGCGACAGTTGATTAATCCAGGCAAAGTCTTCCATTGGTGAAGCGGTGATGACACTTACATCAACTCCGCACGAAAGAGCAGCAGAGACCTGAGCTTGAAAGTAATTGGGGTCACTTTCGTAAGTTACCTGCTCTACAGATAGAGGTTTGTGATCCTCGTCATAAGCGGTGAATCGAGCGATAGCTAATGGGAAGTGATCGTCATCGTCATCGACCTGGCAGTAGTACAGATTAATTTTTTGCTGCACGAAGACTAGCTCCTGAGAACTCTGTAAAAACTGATGCCACAAGGCTTTCAGCTTGATGACGCCCCAACAAACTACCGCAACGCTTGCGAATCCTAACGACAGCTCTGTTGTAGTCATCGGGCGTAATGTTGAAGCTTGTTTGTGAATTAGTAAGAAGGTCGCGAATCAGTTCTGATCGCTTGATGCCAGCACTTTCTGCTTGATCAGAAAGACGTTTGGCGATCTCTTCTGGGAGGTAGGTTTCGACTCTTTTCATGCCGTGATTTTACGGGTTTCTTTTTGGATTTCTTGGATTTGTTGGACGATTTAACTCTGGGTTTGGAGCGTACCGAAGCAACGGTTTCAAGGTAGCCCGGAGGTTCAGGAACACCAGCCTTGCTAAGGATTTCGCTCCAATTCATCGAAAGGCTTCTCGCGCGTATAGATGCCGTAGGTGTCCCAACCGCCCCAAATGCTAGTGATAGCAATGGAAGAAGGTTGGGACAGGGGGTTGGGACAGTTAGATGTGTCCCAGCTCATCCGCACCAATATCAATCTCAACAGAACCCTCAGAAAGGTTGGGACAGGATAGGGGTGTCCCAGCCTTGTGTCCCACCTCAGATACCGTTCCATCACTAGCATTTACCCCTGGTTGGGACACTTTCTGACCCTCTCCACGCGCGAGTATTGCTTTGTAGGAGTTGACTTGTTGTTTGGAACGGGACTTATCTGAGGCGTTTGAGACTACTAAGCCTCGTTTTTCCAATCGTTGGAGCGATTTGCGTATAGCGGCTGTTTTGCCGTTGATTAGTGGGTCGTAAAACAGATCTTCGATAGTGCGTGATTCAGGGTGAACGACTCTGAGTTTTTGAAGGACACGATCAGCAACGGAAGCTGGTGATGTGTTGTTTTCATCCACTTCGGGCGTGAAGTCACTGATGGTGAAGGACAGGTCATCTTGCATTTGCATGACGAGCTGGGTGTCCATGCGGCCTGAGCGTGACTTCTCGATTGTGATTAGACGGCTATGACCGCCTACACGGCCCTTCTCCTCGTCAGTTGGCTTGCGTAACGCCCAGGTCTCGTCAACAGCATCACGGATGGCTGAGGTGCCTCTGAAGCCACCGTTCTTATTGGCGTGATGAACGATGAGGATTGTGGTTGCAGGGAAGAGATCGCCATTGTTTTTGGTGAGCCAATACAAGGGCTGAGCAAATTCAGATTTGTTCTCATCAAAGGCTCGACCACCAGAGCAACCAATAAGCGAGTCAATGACAACGAGTTTGGGGCGGTGCTTCTCCATGAGCTTGATGAACTGTGCATAGCGTTGAAGCTGCCAGTCGGTCTGGATCAAAGTCTGGTCAGTGACGGGAAAATCCATTTCTTCCAGTTGTTCTTTGAGCTGAACCAAAGGCTGATCACCGTTGAGCAGCAGGACAGGGCCTTGTTCGACTGGAACGTGATTGCCACGAACCAAGAAGGGTTGACCAGTTGCAATGTGTTTTGCAAGAGCCCAAGCGGACATGGATTTACCGTCACCACCAGCGCCATAGATCAAGACGACAGAAGGATGAGGCAGGACATCAGGGATCAAGTAATCACGCTTGGCGTCCAGCTTCATCAGCTCCTTAACGGTCATGAGGTCTTGAGCTTTTTCGTACGACAGTTGATCGACGATTAATTTCTCAAGGGCTGATTGGTCTCTGTAACCAGCCTGCAGGGCAAGGGTATTGAGCTTGTAATTAACCTCAGCCGGGTTGTCGAGATCAAGGATGTGTTTGGCGCGGCGGATGACTTCATCGAAGTCCAGTGTTGCTTGGCGCGTTTCTTGGACTACTTTTTCTTCTGCTGATTTGACGACTTTGGCCAGATCGTCTGAAAACCTACGGCGTTCTGGATCCTCCCTGTCAGCCAAGAAAATTAAGGTGCCAATGCCAATGCCATTGCCTTTGAAGGTGTTCCAGGCGTCAGCACAAGGGTTGGAGTCTTCCCATTCAGAGGCGTAGTCAGGATCCTCTGCTGACCATGCTGACCAAAGCATGAAGCCCATTTCATTGGGTAAAGCAGAATTGATTGCCATACCAATCCTGACCCAGTGATCTCTGGAGCCAGCGCCTTTGCATGGGATGACGTTTAGGCAATCGCGAACGATCTCAAAGATTTCGTCCTGAGTGCGATCAGTGAAATCAAGATCGCGTTTGTTGATTGTTTTTGGCGGCTGCTTCATTTCTGCAAGCAACCAATCTGGAGCAACAGGAATGCTATTTAGGTCGCCGTCAAAGCTGTAGTGACCAGGAGTTGAGTTCTTGCCACCTGGGTAGGCACCAAAGATGACGCCTTGACGCTTTGAGTTCCAGAGGATCTCGTAGTCAGGGCAGTCATCAGTAAGTCCATGGCCTTCAACCTGATTCCAGAGGTCTTCTGGGACGCGAAACAGGTACTTAGCTGCATCGTGCTTGGTTGATTTGATTATTGGAGCGCCTTCAAGGGACGAGCCCCAGACTTTTAAGTGCTTGTCGAGGCGACGATCAACGTCAAGGATGACGATGCCGTTACCACGGATGCCAGTGAAGACACCAACAGCTTGAAGGTCTGGATTGCGCTTGATTGCCAGTGCAACGTCAGCCGGATCAAACTTGGAGTCGTAGCTGGCCTTAAGAGGGTTCTTGCCAGTAGCGGGCTTGCCAGAGGCCATTGGGGCGTCTTTGGCATATATCGGTGCATAGACCAGGCCAGAAGGCAGCTGGGCAACAAATTCTTGAAGGTTCATGTACTATGGAAGGGCGGTTATTTAACTCTCCCGATTGGCCCCCTGGAACGTGGGCTAGTCGGGAGTTTTTTTATCCTAGCCCATATTGACAAAAGGCAAGGTTGTTTGTAGTTTGTTGGAGCGTCAAACACTGACGCGACAACCCACAAGACAACTTTTTCGTGAAACTTTCCGCAGGCTTCATTCAATCTCTTGAACAAGAGAATGAGGGTAGTTCTTCTAAAGATAACTACCTTGGATATACAAAACTAGAGCAAGGTAAGCCAGCAAACTTTGCACTTTTAGAGCAAGACCCGCTTGAATACTGGCTTGTCTGGGCAGAAGCCAAAGCATCAGGCTCCATGAAGCCATTCCGTTTTATGGGTCAGCCATCATCTGATGAGATTGATTTAGAGCTTGGCTCTGAATATGTTCAGTCGATGAATTATGACAAGACAGCTATTCGCAAGCCACAGCAATGCTTGACATGGCCTGTTTACAACTGGGACATGGATAGAGTCCAAGTTCTTGAAGTTTCACACATTTCATTGGCACGTCAGTTTGCAAAGTACGGCTTGAACAAGAAGTACAGCAAGAACTTGCTGGACTGGGATTTCGAGCTGAGCAAGATCAAAGCTGACATGGTGCGTTATGAGCTGTTGATCGTTCCCCGTGATGAGGACGAGCACAACGAGACTCAAATGGAGAAAGCTTGGCTGCAGGTGCAGAAGGGTGGATTTGACCTGAACCGAATGGTGACAGGCGACGATCCGTTCACCGAAAGCTGATTTTGGAGCGGGGCCTTGCGCCCCCTTTTTTTTCTTACAAAAAATTATGACTAAAAAATCTAACCTGACTACAGAAGCTGATGCAGTTCTTTTTAAGTTTCGAATGTATGGCGGGGATTGCGGAATTTATATTTTGGAAGATCTTGACATGACAGTAAAAGTGTTTACAAGAGTCTTAAATTCACTGTTAGCGCAAGGTTATTTGGAAAAAACTCACGATCGTTTGCCCGGGTTGTGGTTCCAGCTAACAAGAAAAGGTTTATTGCATGTAAGAAAATACTATCCTAGATTGCCCGACAGTAATGACCTCGATAAACATCCTTATCTGCGACATTTTTCGAGAGGGTCTTGCCATCAGCCGTATGCAGAGTAAAGTATCCTTGGGAAAGAGCGTCTAATGCCCGGTACAACAGAACTACCCGAGACAGTCACAGAGTTTCTAGAAGACGGTTCTGTTGCTGTCGTCGTTGGTCATCTAAGAGGATGGGTTTCGAGCGCCCACTTGGTCGAGCCAAAAGCGAACCAACTTATGCGTCAATGGCTCAATGAAAAATCAGAGGCTCTATTGAATGAGGACTATGACGGAGCAGCCTGACGCCCAAGACATATTGGCGTCACTGCGTCGATGGCAACTGGAACAAGATAACTCTGGTCCATTTAGGGTTTACAGAGATCAAGAAGGGCAGATATATCACTCTGTCACCCATATCCTGAAGCACACAGCCCCCCAGACTCAGAAAGATGCATTGGCACGATGGTCCAAGAGACCTGGCAGTTCATTGGAGCGTGATCTTGCCTGTGACCGGGGTACTGTTGCCCATGAGCATTGCGAGTATGTGCTCAAGACCGCAGCGAAGTTGGCCCGTCAAAGTGCCAACAAGAAAGGAGCGTGGAAGGTTTGGGATGATGGTTTGGCACGTCCTCCAAAAGCCATCACCACCTGGGCACTTAAGAAGTCAGAGAAAGGAGCGCCGAAGGTATCGTGGGCAGCCCGTGAGTACGCCAGAGGTTTATCCGACTGGCTGGTAAGTGGAGCGGTAACGGCGATTCATGCCTCAGAGTTCAGTGTTAGCCATTCATCAGGCTTTGCTGGAACGGCAGACGCCCTGTTGGATACAGAACTAGGGCTAACGATCTGCGATTTCAAAACTAGCGGCAGGGAGACAGACAAGCCCGAGTCTTGGCTGAAAGATCACCAGGACCAACTTGGCGCTTATAGCCTTGCCTTATATGAAAGGGCTGGCATCCGTGTTGCTGGTGGAGCGGTAATCATCGGCAAGCCCAATGGGACCATTCAACTACGGATGCTTAGCGAACTGGAAATGCGTGGCTGCGAAGTTAGGTGGCAAGAGCGTATGGATCGATATATGTCGATGGTTGTTGCTGGAGCGGTGGGATGAAGCTTGAGGAAGCGTTAGACCTTTGTTATCGGGGCAAGAAGAATGTGGCGAAAGCAGCCGAAGAAGTAGAAATCCCATTCATAGAGATGAAACATCTGCTGACTGCTTACATTGAAGAACGACCGATAGACGGCCATTCATGGGAGGAAGAGTTGGAAGTTAGTTGGCCTTATTGTTAATCATCAGGATCAACGCGGCCAGTCTTTAAGGCATGAAGGTAAGCACGTTCAAGGGTTGTAAGCCCTTTACTGTGTTTATGGTGGAGCGCCGCGAGCGCCCTGGATTTAGCGGCTGCTATGACTTCATGGGGTCGATTGTTCCAGTTAATGTCACCACTCATGACCAATCAACCTCCAAGATCAAGCTATATAAAACCTTCAATGATTGAAGGCTAGAAAGTTTACGTTGAGATCTACTCAAAGCAGCGCCAACCATATCGGGATCACCTAATTTTATGTCGTTTTCCATCTCTTGCGCTATCAATTTAAGACTAAATTCCAAGCGTTCCGGGATGTAATTTACAAGGTGATTTGAGGCTATAGCTTGTTTTCTGCCGATGATGACAGATAACAATTGGTTGATGGCACGATCAGCTTGTTGGCGTGAGATTAGTTCTTTAGTCATTGGTGAAAGAAGTCGTAAGCGGTGTCAGGTGTTGGATCGTAATTTAGTTCAGCTTCAAGCATTGGGATGATTTCATCTTCAAGAAGATCTCGCATCGAATGTGAAAGGTGTTCATCCATCATGTGGCGTTTCTTTTCACGTTCAATGATGGCCTCAAGTTCTGCGAGGATTCTTTCAAGCTTGGCTGATTCGTATTCTTCTCGTGGCAGAAAATGGTAAGTCATGAGTGGTTACGGATGAAAGTTTTACATTTGGCGACTTGATCAGCATCAAGAACTTGATCAGGATCGCAAGAGTTAGACAGCATCAAGCCATCACCTTCTTTAATCGAGTTAAAGGTGCTGATGTAGTAGCTGCTAACAAGAGAACCGGCTCTAGTTTTGAAGAAGATGATCTTCTCAGTTTTGCTGGTGTAACGTCCCAAGGTGGCTATCAAAAGCTCACCGGTTTTAGTGTTGATGTTCATTGGTGCGTTAAGCCTCAGAGAGTGCGAATTGGTGGATACGAGTTTGAAGATCACGGAGGATGTTGGCTCGTTTGGAGTCATGCCATCCCTTCTCTTCAAGGAAAAACAATTCCCAGCTGATGGCATCAACCAGGAGTTCGAGTTCGTGAACGGTTAGGTCCATTGGTTGGTTAAGCGAAAGGTGATACGGACTGGGTGTTGTACCCGTTCCATTGTTTGGCTTGGTTCATAGCTTTGATGAGGCTGCATACTGCTTTATCGTCACCAGTAGCCACAGACACCTCCAGACGGTGCTGAAGCATCGCTAGGACGCTATCGGTGTTGATTGGTTCGGAAGACTCCTCCAGGCTTGGTCCATCGTCACTCAGCTCGATCTCAGCTTGGGCAGCTTGGATGTCGTTGTATGCAGTGGAACGTGAGACGCAAAATTTTGCGCTGACCATTGTGGCGACTGAAGCTGTACGGATACCGCGTTCGAGCATCGCTCTGGTGTAACTAAGGCGGGCTTGGACTTCCAGTTGGGTTGACATTAGACAGCTTGGTAGGTTGCTTCAATTGCATCAGATTTCATACGTCTGCATAGGCTGAACAAAACCTTCAAAGGTTCAGAACTCTTTCGCTTCTGTTTGTTTGCTGTACTGACGACATACTTGAACGTCGATGATTCGATGATGTACTGATCGTCCTCGATCCAAATTTGCGGCAGTCGTTTTGTGTAGACAGGTAAGTTAGACATTGGAAAGTTAGACAAGTTGGAAAAGTTGGACAGGTTGATTATTTAAGGTTTGGATTCCGTTCTGCTGGTGTTGGGACGGATGGCAGGGACTCGCGCCAAAGTTCCTCAGCGATCAAGTCGTCAAGTTTCTGGCGGTCGTAGGCGTCAAGCTCCATGGCTTCAATGTCGTCATCGGATGGCGGCCATGATGGTTCCAGCTCGCTAGGGAGCATGAAGTCGTCTGAGTTGTTCATTAGTTGAATCCTGAGGTGTTTTGGTGCGGGCCGGTGATGTACCAAGAGCAAACGGAACCAGGGATCCCGCGTTCTGCTAGTGACTGATTCCAGCCGTCGGCTAATTCGTCTGCCTCTTGCTGGGACGTTGATAGCTGATACACGACTTGGTGGCCGTGGGCTTCTGTGTACTGGCAAAGATGGAAGACGTGGGCTTGTTGCTTTGGTTGGTTCATTGGCTGTAGTTGTAACTACTCCCCTAGTATTGCACCAATATCAGCCAGCCGTCAACAACAAGGCATAAAAAAAGACCCCTAGCTGGGGTCTGTTGGTTGTTAGTTCAAATCGCTTGCCATTGGTTGATGCTCCATGAGTAGTGGTCGATTTGATCCCACACCCGGTCGTTCTTTGTTGTGTTGGTACGTTTCCGAGCCAGCATCTTTTCACCGCGTTTCGAGTACAGCACCGACTCACCGATTAAGTGACAAGCCAAAGCGTTAACCCGGCTGAAGGTGGTTCGGCTATGCCACAGGCAGCCGTTTGAATAGATACTAAAAAGGAAGCACTGACCGGAAGCCGACCACGTCACAGATGCGATCTGGTTTCCATGGAGGTCAACCGAGACGGCTCCATTGTTGTTGGTTGATACTTCAGTGTTGGCGCCAACGCGTCTGTATTGATTCGGTTTGCCTAGTAACTGGTGAACGGCCCCGATCATTTCCTGTTCAATTTTGCGCATGGTGTTCTGGTGTTGTTGGTACGGATAAAAAAAGGCCAGCCGTTAGGCCAGCCAGTGTGCTGTTGGTGCGGTTATTCGGCTGTGTAGCCGTCAAACCATACGCCCGCTTCGCGGGTATCCGGACGGCGACAGTGTGCTTGTGCCTCGTCAAGCGTTAAGCCGCGTTTGATGGTGCGGTCTGACTTGTTGAGGCTTGGATTGAACGACCGAACGATTCTGTAAGTTTCCATGGTGTGGTTGATTGGTTAATCTGCACAATACTACAGCAACAAGAAAGCCCGGCAGAGCCGGGCGATCCCTTAGGCGTTTGCCTGTTCTTCACGCTTGCGAAGATCCTCAGTCAAAAGACCGATGATCTCCTCCTGCGACGAACGGCCCAACGAGTTGACTAAGTAGCTATTAAGTGCCTCTCGCAAGGCACCGTAAGGCAAACTCAGTTCGATACTGTCGCCGCTTGTTTGGCAAACTGCAGTGATCGAAGAACTGTAGATCTGAACCGTGCCACGGCTGATGCTGTGGCTGGTTGTTGTCTTGGTTTCCATGGTTGTTTGTTGGTACGGAGAGAATAAAAGCCCAGCCGAAGCCGGGCGATTGATCAGACGAAGCTAGGCAACTCGGGCGCTAACGCTGCTACGCGATAAAGCCTGTGTGGGTTAATCCGTGCCCGTAACACTGCGAGACGCTGTGCATCTTGCTGTGTCTTGGGACGACCGACCGCTTGCCAGCCTGCCTCAATTCCGTCGTAACGAGTCACGATGTGTCGCATGGTTTGGTCCGTTGGTTGGGTGGTTTCCTCGCATTGCCTGGGAGCAGTCCCGCGAAGGGGTCAGCTAGTGAGACCGCAAGGCGTGAGCTGGACGTGGTGCCCGCTCTGCCTGCGATTGGAGCGTATCGGCTCCCAGACGGTTCAGTTGTCGAGGTTCGGCGAAGGTCGAAACGTTTCCGTTTCTCTCTTCCCTAGTATCCTACCATATTTCTTGCCCACTAGCACAGAACAGGGGGGCAGGGTTCCGGTTTGCCGACTGTCATAGTGGGTCCCCCATACCCCAAACATATATCCGCTGAACAGTTCTATTGTGCTAAAAAAGGCCCCCATGATTAATGGGAGCCGGGGGTGGGGGTTGAGTTTTGAGGTCGTATCAGTCGGCCTTGTCCTGAATTTTGATAGTCAGATCAGGCGCCTGAATGTTGACGGTCTCAGTGGACTCACCAATCACGCGCCCAATCGAATCCAACACCTGGCTTGCGGTCTGCAATTGCCCCTTCTTAATGGCCTGATTAAATAATTTGGTACGCATGTGCTGAAGCCGCGCCAGCATATTTTCGCGGTCAGACTTCCAATCTTCATCAACGAGAAGCTTTACTTCAGCCCAATCGCGCCAAGCTGTATTGATGCTGACCTGTTCCCGCTCAACATGCTCATAAACAAGCGCCCTAGCCGACAAACCCTCTAGCTGCCGACGATATAAACGCCGCACACGATCTTCTTTTGCATTATTGGAGCGGCGTTCGTCTTGAGTCATGTTTGATACGACCTTTTCCAAGATCTTAACTGGTAGAAAGGCTTCTAGCCCCTATTGAAGGGGGGCAGGGGTCAAAAATCTGTGTAATGTGGCATTTATGAGTCAAAAAACCGCACCAATAGAGCTTCGCTGGGCTCAAGGCCAAGTATTTTCGTGCGAAAAACGCTTCAGGGTCTTAGTAGCAGGTCGCCGCTTCGGCAAATCGTACTTGTCTTGTGTTGAATTGGTGCGTGGAGCGATCAATCGACCTGGGGAGACATTTTTTTACTGTGCGCCAACTTATCGGATGGCAAAGGATATTGCTTGGCGAGCATTAAAGAAGCTTGTGCCCCAAGTTTGGATCAAGAGTAAGAACGAAACCGACCTACGACTTGAGTTGATCAATGGATCCACGATCGAGTTGAAGGGAACAGAGAATGCGATGGCGTTGAGGGGTCGCAGTTTGTCCGGTGTCGTATTGGATGAGGCTGCCTTTATGAGTTCGGACGTATGGTTTGAGGTGATTCGGCCTGCGTTAGCGGACAAGGAGGGTTGGGCATTATTTATTTCAACGCCCGATGGGACCGCTAGTTGGTTTTATGACTTGTGGTGTTATGTGCCGGAGGACGAGACAGGATTATGGGAGAGATGGAGTTATACGACGATTGATGGTGGGAATGTTAGTAAGCATGAAGTTGAGGCAGCCCGCGCCCAGCTTGATACGAGAACATTCCGCCAAGAATTTGAGGCCAGCTTCGAGAATCTTACGGGTCTTGTCGCAATTAGCTTTAGTGATGAGAATATCTCTACAGACGCCAGGGATATAAGTATCCAGCCATTATTACTTGGGGTTGACTTTAACGTTGATCCAATGAGTGGTATTTGCGCGGTCAAAGATGGCGAGACGTTATATGTCTTCGACGAGATTATGTTGACTGGCGGTGCAACAACCTGGGATTTTGCAGACGAGGTTACGCGTAGATATGGTGTGGATCGAAGGATTATTGCGTGCCCAGACCCTACGGGTGGGGCCAGAAAGACCTCTGGTATTGGCGTAACGGACCACACAATTTTGCGTCGCAGTGGCTTTACAGTCCAGTCACCCAAAGCGCCATGGAAAATCAGGGATAAGATTACAGCCGTCAATACAGCGTTACTTGATGCTGCTGGGACGCGAAGGACCGTAATTCATCCACGATGTAAGCAGTTAATCAAAGATTTAAGGACGTTAACTTATACGCCAAATACGGGTCTTCCAAATAAGAATTTAGGAGTTGACCACGCATTCGACGCATTCGGTTATTTAGTTTTACAACAGTTTAATTTGGCAAAACCGGAGACGATGGGGACCACGTCTTATCGGTTGTACTAAGCGTGTTTTGGCTGTGGCAATGTCACTCTGACTTGATCGCCAGTACCAGCCCAGGATATGCACGGGCCAATGTTTACTTCTGGCGCTTGTGCGGTGTACCAGCGAAAATCACAGCTTGTGCAGTGTCTACGACGCACAGTTTCATAAGGCCCTTCAACCGTTTTTTTAGTCGTAACGACATGCACGCGAAAAGATCCGCATTTTGGGCACTTCAAAGTGGTTGTTGATTGGCACGAAGGGCTAGAATAGGGCAAAGACGAGTGCTGTCATGCCCCAAGGCCCCGGAACTTATGGCACAAAGAAGGGCCGTCCACCCAAGAAGAAAAAGGGCATGAAGAAAGGCTCTAAGAAAATGCGTTGCACCTGTGGCGACTAGAAACGAGCCCACCAATAAGGCGCTTTATAGCCGTGTCAAAGCGGCTGCAAAGCGTAAATTCGCTGTATATCCCAGCGCCTATGCCAATGCATGGCTGGTGCGGGAATATAAGAAGCGTGGCGGCACCTACCGAAAAGTGAGTGATGGCGGAACGAAAAAAGCCAAAAAAACCAAGTAAAGCCAGCAAGCCCAAGGGCGGGCTTAGTCGTTGGTTTGACGAGAAATGGGTCGACGTAAAGACCGGAAAGCCTTGTGGGCGCTCCAAAGGCGAAGACAGAGCTTATCCAGCGTGCCGACCATCAAAGCGTGTATCTGCCAAAACACCTAAGACAGCAGGCGAGATGACGGCTGCAGAAAAAGCCCGGTTTAAGCGTGAAAAAACCGGTTCAAAGAAGATAAGCTATCAACATAAGCGTCGTAAACCCAAAGGTAAAAGCTAATGGCTGATGTCGGCACAACTCAGGTTGATCGTTTTACTAACACGGTTGAATTTACTGGTAATGCGATGAGTTCAGTTGACGACTGGATACAAGTTCATGCACACTCTAGTGAATTTTCTTTCGCCGCAAATGTAACCAGCTCCGCTAACTTTACCATTGCATTAGAAGCAAACTTTAATGGCAACGGTGACTGGTTCACGATTGATACCAGTAAAACAATAAACGCCGCCGGTCAATATGTTTATTTTTACACTGGCAAGGCTGCCACGCTGATCCGAATGCGAATTGCATCGATTTCATCTGGCGTCGTCGCTATGACTCCACACGTTGTTGTTGCCTACCATGGCTGAAAAGAAAAAGCGTAAAAAGGGGCCAAATCTTAGTGTTGGCCGAGGTGAAAAACTTCCAGCAAGTAAAGGCGCTGGCCTGACTGCAAAAGGCAGGGCTAAATATAATAAAGAGACCGGTTCAAATTTAAAAGCACCTGTTACTGGCAAGCCTAAGACCAAAAAAGAAGCAGCACGCAAGAAATCTTTTTGTGCTCGCAGCAAAAGCTGGACTGGCGAACGAGGCAAAGCTGCTCGAAGAAGATGGGGTTGCAACAACTAATCAATGGTTAAAATAATGACATGACTTACTCCGTCTCAGGGCTCGTTCGGACCCATTTGGTCAGCAGCTCCTATATGGGGAGTGTTGACAGTCCATTTGTCCGAACACGGGCAGTGATTGACCAGATGAAAGGCTGGGAAATCATGAAAGCCGTGGTTTCTGGCACTGAGTATTTACGTGATAACAGCGAAGCATTTCTGCCATTAGAGCCCCGCGAAGACTATTCCGCGTATCTAGCGCGTGTAAATCGTGCTGTTTTTACGCCTTATACCCAACGTTTGATTCGAGCGGCAGCGGGGTTAATTCTGCGTAAGCCAATCAATATTGTTGGCGATCCATATTGGACAGAAGTTTTCAACAAAGATGTTGATGGCTGCGGTTCAGATCTAGACGAATACGCACGTCGTCTGGTGATCTGTGCATTGACCTATGGCCATTGCCATACGTTGGTTGACTTTCCCGCTCCAACAGAAGCCCGAAGCCTTGCAGAAGAGCGTGCATTAAACCGTCGTCCATATTGGATTGAGGTTGATCCAACCAAAGTGTATGGCTGGCGTTTGGATCGTGAATCGAATTACGGCAATCTGACGCAAGTGCGTATTGGCGAGAAGGCTGTTGTCCCTGACGGTGAATTTGGAGAGAAGGTCTATGACCAGATTCGTGTCATTGAGCCGGGTCGTTATCGCGTCTATCGGCAAGAAGAGCAAAAGAAATCGATGCAAGGGAATTTCCCATACCCCTCTTCGTTTGACCAATCAGACGCTACGGCGGAGTATGAGCTTGTTGAGTCTGGGCCGTATTCACTTGATCAAGTCCCCTTGGTCACGATCTACGCGAACAAGACGGACACGATGACAAGTCGTCCACCACTGCTGGATATTGCTCATCTGAACCTTGCTCATTTCCAGCGTCAAGCTGACCTGATTCACAGCTTGCATATCGCATCACAACCGATGCTGGTGCTTGAGGGTTGGGATGATCAAACTAAGGATATGGCTGTGAGTGTGAATTATGCGATGGCGACACAGCCGGGAAACAAGGTCTATTACGTGGAGCCTGCCGCTAGTGCTTTTGAAGCGCAATCTGCGGAGATCCAAGAATTACAGCAACAAATGGCGACGTTGGGCATCAGTACGCTTAGCCAACAAAAATTCGTAGCTGAATCGGCTGACGCACGTCGATTAGACCGTATCGACACTAATTCAATGTTGTCGATGGTTTCTATGGACCTGGAGTCAGGTTTGCAGAAGGCTTATAACTTGGCTGCTAATTATTTGGGGATTGAGCCGCCTGAAGTGAAAATCAGCCGCGACTTTGACCTTCAGCGTCTCATCGGTCAAGACATTACGGCAATGGCTCAGCTGTTCCAAGACAGCATTATTGATCGTGAGGAGTTCCGCGACATGTTGGTACAGGGTGAAATCCTGCCTAACGCAGCTGAATCGCAAGATCGGTCAACAGAGGTACAGTAGGGGCGTAATAGCTTCCACTCTCATGGGACTTCGATTTGAGGAGATCAATCCTCCGGCAAAGAAAGAAACTGCTGCTGCTAAAAAGTCAGCGCGTAAAACAAAAGATACTAAAGTAGAAGAGTCCACTAAATCTTAAAAATGGAAGAACAAGTCATCCAGGAGACGCCAGTGGCAGCTCCTGAACAGCCCGTGGCTGAGACTGCGACTTCAACTCCTGCTGTAGACGTTTCGGCGTATGAGCAGCAGATCCAGGCATTAAAAAATCGTGCCAGTGAAGCCGAGGATAAGTTCCAAGGCATCAAGGGCAAGCTTGATGATGTCTACAAAAAACAAGACGATCAACGCAGAAAAACGCTTGAAGACCAGGGTCAATGGAAAGACCTTTGGGAAGAGGCCAACAAAACTGCTCAAGACAAGCAACAGCAAATTGCTGACCTAGAGCGTCAATTGCAAGAGCTTCGGGTTTCAAACGAGACTGCAGCAATGCAAACGTCTGCTTTATCTGCAATTAGTCAGGCCGGGGCAATCAATGCTGAGCAGATGCTGCAATTAGTGCAGAACGGTCTTAAGAAGTCTGAAGATGGCAGCGTCAAAGTTCTTGACGGTGGCGTTGAACAAGACCTAGGTGTCTACTTAGCCAAGCTAAAAAACCCTGGTTCTGGCTTTGAACATCACTTCAAGCCAAGCACTCAAGCTGGTATGGGAGCTAAGCCTTCTACAGGGACTGCAGGTGCCGCAGGCATCGCAAATCCTTGGCTAGAGGGTAGTATTAACTTAACAAAGCAAATGGCTTTGGATGCTTCCGACCCTGATCTTGCAGCTGTGCTCAGGAGAGAGGCCGGTAAATAGTCCCTGTGGGACACCATCTCAAGTCTGTGACTTGATCCACCGCAAACATTATCCCTGAATAAGAAATGGCTGCTCCATTTCAGAATTATTCCGGCGGTGTCCTACTCGCGGACATCGTCAAGAGGAATAATCTCAGCACTTATGTGTCTGAGGCCATCAAAGAGCGCAGCTTGTTTATCAAGTCTGGTGCTGTTGTTCGTAACTCCCTGCTCGATTCTCGTGCAGGTGGTAGCCGCATTCAAGTTCCCGAGTTCAATCCTGTATCTCCAACAGAAGAGATTATGGACGGGACCGCTACGTGGGGGACCAGCACTGCTGGTTACTTGACGCCACAAAAGATCGGTACTGGCACTCAGATTGCAACCATCTGCCATCGCGGTTTCGCGTATGCCGTAGATGACGTTGCAGTATTAGCTGCTGGTGAAGATCCAATGCTTCACATCCGCAATCAGCTGGCTGATGCGATCAACAAGCTGAACAGCGCACGTCTGTTCTCACAGCTTGCTGGTTTGTTTGGCACGGCACTTTCTGCCAACGCTTTGGATAAAGCTGTTGCAGCAGCATCTGGTGGTGCTGAGGCTAACTTCCTCAGTGCAGCAACAGTTGCTGAAGCACGCTCCAAGCTTGGAGAACGCGGTGAAGAGCTGGACACTCTGATTGTCCATCCTTCTGTTGCTTACTACCTGTATCAGGTAGGAATGCTGACCTTCTCTACTTCAGCACTTGCCGCTTCCGGCGCAGTGACCTGGGGTGGTGGTGGCGTAGGCATTGGCGCTCGCGAAGTTGGTGAGTTCGCAGGAATGCGAGTCGTTACCGACAGTGCAGTGAACACCGTTGCTCCTGGCACTGGTGGTCATCAGCGTGAGTTCTATTGCTACCTGACCAAAGGCGGCACCATCCTTGAGGGTGTGCAGCAAGAGCTTCGCATTGAAGCTGATCGCAACGTCCTCTCGAAGCAAGACGTGCTTTCTGTGGATTATCACAGCACCTATCACGTGATGGGTACTAAGTGGTCTGACGCTGGTGACAACCCCACCAACGCCAACCTGGCTACCGCTAACAAGTGGGCCGCCACTTATGACGTTGACCTGATCCCTATGGTTCAGTTGACCGTCAACTCTCCGTTGGATACCACAACCATCTGATCTTGATCAGAGCAAAGGCCCTACCATTAGGTGGGGCCACCTTATTATTGTCTTATGGCTGCCACGATCAACGCCACACTCAAGAGTGAGACAGCCAACAGCTTTGTGACGTTGGCAGAGGCAGACGCGTATTTTGAAACCGTTCCAAGCTCAACGCAGTGGGACAACAAGACTGATGACAACAAAATTCGCTCTCTGATCTCGGCTACAGGCTGGATCGATACGTTGAATTTCTATGGTGATCGTTGCGATTCAAGCCAAGCCTTAAGCTGGCCCCGCAATAATTATCATGTCGATCGCGTAGAACTGACCTGTTCCGCGATTCCAAACGCAATTAAAAAAGCTACATATCTACTAGCGTTTGAACTGGCCAATGACACGGACGCGATTACAGGGAATACCGGCGATAAGGGGTTATACGAAGAAGTCGAACTCGGAGACCTCAAGGTCAAGTACAACACTGCTAGTCAAGCTACTGGAACTGTCAATAACGTATTCGACGTTTACCCTTGGCTGCAGTCTTATCTTGGTGCTTATTGTCTTGGAGGTTCTGGCTCTTATCAAGTTCGTATGGTGAGGGGTTGAGATGTCACTTGTAGACAGCACTTTTAAGTCAATCCCCAAAGATCTATTGGACGAATGGGGTCAAGACATCACGCTTGTCAAAACGACAACGCCACGCACTTACGACCCAGCAACAGGTGCTGTGACTGGTGCGGATACATCTGTTGTGTTGAAAGGTTTGATTTCTAATGTTTCAGCGAGAGAGAATGACGGGCTCTATCAAACAACTGACATCAAGGTGATTATTGGTGGTGACGAGTTGAACTCTTACTACCCAACTGAAGCCGATCGCATTCAGTATTCACAAGCTGGCGTGACAAGAGAAGCGAAGATTTTAAATGTGTTGAGTCTTCGGGGTGAAGACCCCTTGCTTCACACGATTATTGCGAGGCCGCAGTAATGGCAAGGAGAGAGGACATCTCTAAATTGCCGCAAGACATGCGAGAGCTGATCAATTTGGTGACTCGCTATGCAGCAGTAGAAATAATGAATGACTTGGCAGACGCAGGCCCAGAATGGAGTGGCGAGTTTCAAGACAGCTGGGTCGCTGTTCCTGTAGGTACAGGAGCATCAGGGTCAACAGGCGGAGGCTATCCGTATTCTCTAGGAGATGTTCCAAGCCTTTCAACATCTATCAGAGAGACCGCAAGAGTTAAAAAATTCAGCATTGAAAATACGCAGCCTTACGCAGCGTATGCGCTTGATTTAGAAGTAGGCGAGTTTAAAAAGATTGGTCGTCCGGCTGGTGATGTAGTGAGAGAAGGCTCTCGGCCTGTTCCGGGTTTCAGGGGCGATGTCACTGCCGGAGGTGGAAAAGCAGAAAGTACGGCTGAACTTGACTGGTACACAAGGTATGTCAATAGTGAGATGGGGCAAGCTATTGGGAGAGGAGTAACCTTTGGCTTTAGGGCGAAACGATGAGATACCAGGAGATTCGCGCCACAATAGAAAGCCCAATTCAGACAGCGTTTGGTGCGCTTAGTCCGGCTGTCCCTGTATTTTTCGACAACATTACAGCGGCTCCAGCAAACACAACCACAGAATATGTACGTGTAAATATTGCGTTTGGCGTAACTACTGAAACAACGTTGACTAGTAATTTAGATTTCGCGCGAGGTAGTGTAATTGTTCGCGTTTATAGCGAAAAAGGAAAAGGGCCTGCAAGAAGCCAAACTCTTTTGGACACTGCTGTAACCACTCTTTTAGGGTTATCTGCTTCAACTAGAGATGGTTCAGGAATTTATATGCGACCCGGAGCGATAAATGGGCCTACGTTCTCAACAACTGAAGCGAGTCCGCATTTAGTAGGTCGTATTGACACATCTTTTGTCGCAGAGGACCAGGATTAGATGTTTTGCTGACAGCACGCTAAGCTGTATGAGTCCGGGTTTCGCCCGTAAGTCCACCATTCTCAGTACCACGAATGGCTACCGTCCTTTCGGGCACCTCTGGAGCCCTTTATTACAAGCCAGCTGGCACATCTGGAACCTTTA